TAAATAGTTAGAAAGCTTTGATATGTTAGGTACTTATTTCTATCATGAAATATTAAGAAAGACGGTTATCGGTTTCGGTACTCTCTTTAATAATATTAATATTCGACACAAAGACGCTGGTGGATCAACTTTTAGTGTCATGAAAGTTCCTTTGGCTTATGGGCCAATGCAGAAGTTCTTGGCAAGAATTCAACAACAACCAGATTTGGAAAGAGAGATTGCAATTACTCTTCCAAGAATTTCTTTTGAGATGCAAGGATTACAATATGATCCAAGTCGTAAAACTGGAATTGCACAAACGTTTCTTGCAAAAAATGGAACGACTGCAAAAAAGGTTTACATGCCTGTTCCATATAATGTTGGATTTGAACTTAGCATCATGGCTAAGTTGAGTGATGATGCATTACAGATATTAGAACAAATAATTCCATATTTTCAACCATCATTTAATATCACAGTTAATTTAATTGATTCAATTGGTGAGAAGAAAGATATTCCAATTGTTTTAGAGAGTATAAATTACAGTGATCAGTATGAAGGTGGATTTGATACTCGTAGAATTATAGTTTACACTCTATCATTTACTGCAAAAACTTATCTCTTTGGCCCTGTTGCAGACAATCCAGAAGGTCTTATCAAAAAAGTTGATGTTGATTACTATGCTAGTGAGAACTTTAAGACTGCAAAACGTAATATTAGATATAGTGCAACACCAGCTGCAAAACAAAATTATGATGGAGATGAGGCAACTGTTGTCAATGGTGCAATTTCTGAGAAGGTCACAACCTTCAAGGTCAGTAGCACAACTGATTTAGCTGCGAATAATCGAATTATTATTGACTCTGAAATTATGTTCATTAGAAGTATCAGTGGACAAAATATCACAGTGTACAGATCTTACGATAATACTATCGCTGCGAAACATGAACATAATGCGAAGATTGGTGTTCTCAGCACTGCTGATGATGCACAAATCGAATTTGGTGATGATTTTGGATTTAACGAAACTTCATCATTCTTTAGTGATGGGAAGGAGTTTAGTCCATCTCAAGGCATAGACATTTAGGAGAGTTATGAAAAATTTTGATTCAATCGAGGAAGCACTTAACGTTGATACCGAGGTTCTTGGAACTGTTGAGGATGAACCTCGAAAGAATCAACTTCAAAAGACAGGTGAAAATGATTCTGAAAAGGACTATTCATATAGTCGTGCTCAACTATATTCTCTAGTTGAAAAGGGACAAGAAGCAGTAAATGGTATATTAGAATTAGCACAAGAGTCTGATTCTGCACGAGCATATGAGGTTGCTGCAACAACAATCAAAGCAGTCGCAGATACAACAGATAAACTTATTGATCTTCAGCAAAAAATGAAGGATCTTGAACAAGATCCAAACAAAGGCCCTACAAATGTAACCAATGCATTATTCGTTGGTTCTACTGCAGAGTTATCAAAATTAATTAAGAAACAAAAAGAAGATGATAAATGAAATCACCAGAACTCACAGAATTTTTTAGTCTTCTCGGAAAGGCAAAAAAAGAAAAAGAAGAGGAGTTTGATAACTTACTCAAAGAAGCAGACATCAATCTTGATGCCTTAACTTCGACTGTTTTCAGTGGAATTAAAGAAGTAAAAGTAAACGAAAAGAAACAAAAGAAAAAAGAAGAAAAATTAATCGAACAATTAGATTCAATAATAGATGTAATTGAAAATCCAAAAGAAGTTAAAGATATTACAGAACCAGCCGTAACCGTTGGAGTACCTGAAAATTTTGACGTATCAAAATTAGAGGAGGAAGATCCCCTAATTGTTCAAGATTGGAATAACGGTGATGACATTAAATTTACCGAAGTTGATACAGTAGATATAATTAAACCAGAACCAATTAAAACACCAGAAATAAGTGACACTGTTGCAAATGCAATCAAGTTTATTGAAGAGACAAATATAAAAGAGGAGATTGAAAATTCAGATGAAAAAAGTATTGATGATCTTAAGGGAGAAATCAAACAGGTAAGAGATATATTATATAAAGTTCTTGCACATGGGCCAGGATCTGGTGAAGTTAATCTTTTAAAACTTGATGATGTTGATGAGGATACTGCAAAGGTTGATGGTAAGTTCTTAAAATACGATGAATCAAGTGGTAAATTTATAGGTGCAGATGCAAGTGCTAGTGGTGATAATATCGCATATGCAGGTATTGTAACTGCTGCACAGTTCTCAGGATACAGTCATTTAATTGCACCTCATGCATCAACAATAACTATCACAGTTAAAGTTGCAACTAAGATAGACGGTGAACACAGATATTATGGTCAAGGTAGTAGTTTAGGATATAACTTAAATAATGTTCAATCTCCATTCTTAACACTCACGCCTGGTAGAACATATCGTTTTGATCAAAGTGATAGTTCTAACGGTGGTCATCCACTTCGTTTTTATTATGATGCTGCGAAAGCTACTTCATATACGACTAACATAACAACGAACGGCACCGCTGGTAGCTCAGGTGCGTACACTGAAATTGCAGTCACTGATACAACACCAACAGTATTGCACTATCAATGTACAAATCATGGTTACATGGGCAATGCCGTTCAGGTAAATTCCAATGTTATTGATAGTCCTTCAGGTGGAACTGTAAGAGGTAGTTTTACTGCAACTGGAGGTATTTCTGGAACAACCATCACAGGATCTGGTGCTATTTCTGGTACTACCATCACAGGATCAAGTAATGCTTCATTCTACAATCGTATTCAGTTAAGAAGTGATGATAGCACTCCAGCAAGAATTGATTTATATTGCGAGGCAAATAATGCACATTATCTAAGGTTACAAGCACCTGCTCATTCTCAGTTCTCAGGTAATCCAACTGTAACTCTACCAAACTCAGCAGGCACTGTTGCACTTACTTCATCTAATATAACTGGAACATCTGCTGGATTAAGTGGGACACCAAACATTACGGTTGGTTCAATAACTAACACAACTATCACAGGATCAAGTAACGCTTCATTCTATAATCAGATTAAACTAAGAAGTGATGATAGTACTCCAGCAAGAATCGATTTATATTGTGAAGCTAATAATGCACATTACTTAAGATTACAAGCACCACCACACTCCCAATTCTCTGGTAATCCCACAGTTGTTTTACCAAACTCAGCAGGAACATTATTACTTTCTGATGGATCTGGTGCAGATTTAACTAATTTAAATGCTTCAAATCTAGGTTCAGGAACAATACCAGATGCTAGATTTCCATCTGCATTACCAGCGATTGATGGATCTGCACTAACTGGAATTGGTGCTGGATCTACCGATAATATTAGAACTAATACAAACGCAACCTTTCTACAGAATGTAAATGTTTCTGGGACAACCACCGCAGCTAACTTTATTGGTGGTGGTGCAAATATAACATCAATCAATGCATCTAATATTTCATCAGGAACGATTGGTGCTGCACGAATTCCAACACTGAATCAAAATACAACAGGAACATCTGCTGGATTAACAGGAACACCAAACATCACAGTTGGATCAATTGTTGCATCTACTGGAACATTTAGTGGCAATGTTACTATTGGTGGAACTCTAACTTATGAAGATGTAACTAATATTGATTCTGTTGGTTTAGTAACTGCAAGATCTGGTTTAGTTGTTGGAACTGGTGTTACATTAAGTAAGGATGGCGATGGATTCTATACAGGTATTGTAACCGCAACTACGTTTGTCGGTGGTCTAACAGGCAACGTAACAGGTAATGTATCTGGTTCATCGGGATCAACCACAGGTAATGCTGCAACAGCAACTGCGTTAGAATCTGCAAGAACGATTGGGGGAGTTTCATTTGATGGGACATCAAACATCGACTTGCCTGGTGTCAATTCTGCAGGTAGTCAAGATACAACTGGTAATGCTGCAACAGCAACCATACTTGCAAATGCAAGAACGATAGCTGGAACAAGTTTTAATGGATCTGCAAATATTGATATTGATTTTGATAATCTTACAAATAAACCAACAATACCCACCAATAATAATCAACTTACCAACGGTGCTGCGTTTGTTACATCTTCAGTTATTAACTCACTGAACGCATCAAATCTAAGTTCAGGAACAATACCAAACGCAAGATTCCCATCTGTATTACCAGCAATTGATGGATCCGCACTTACTGGTATGGCCTCCACAGATAATGTGAGAACAGGCATACTAGATGTTGCTGGAATATCTACTTTTAGAAATGACATTATTGTTGGATCTGGTATCACTTTTAGTCCAGATGGAGATGTATTTGCAACTGGTGTCACAACATCAACAACATTTGTTGGTGCTCTGACTGGTGATGTTACAGGAACTGCATCTAACGCAACACTCGCAGTCAGTGCTCAAGGATTAACAGGTTCTCCCAACATTACGATTACAAATGTTAATGCTGTTGATGCAATCATCAGTGGTAACTTATCTGTTGCTGGAACAATCACATCTCTAGACCAGAATGATATTCTTGCAACTGGTATTATCACTGCATCATCTGGTGTTGATCTTGGTGATCCAGGCATCATCACACTTTCAAGTGATACCTTAACAACCACATCATCAAGTGCAGACACTGTTGCAAGTGTTTCTGCATCCGTCAATCGTTCTGCAACTTTCCAAGTTCAAGTTACAAGAGGAACTGAATATCATGTGACAACAATCAACGTTGTTCATGATGGAACAAATGCATTCTTGAGTGAATATGGAACGATAAGAACAGGTTCAACACTCGCAACTTTTGATG